CAGGCAGTTATAATCAGGGTGTTACCAATAAAAGTTGTCACGTCACCTGATTTTCTTTGATACCATAACTGAGTTCGAATACCAGCCTTGTAATCCTTCACCGTGGTAAGCTGATGCCCGCGCTTCCACATTTCTCCAAGGATAGCATCTAAACCTAGCCTGTCCCAAATGAGCATTTCCACAGCTTGATGGAAATCATTTTGAGACTTGTCATATTTAGATATATCCAGTTCGAGTACTTCCAAATTACTGGAAGTGCTTATACCAAGGAAAAAATTTTCAATATCCTCTACCGTTTTCCTTGTGTATATCATGAAACGGTTCTGATCAATCATTTCTAACAGGCGCTCTGTGAGAAAAGCGAAAATCGGCCCGAAGAGCGCATTAACATCCTTCTCATGATAGATTATTGTCTGTAAGGCTGGGTACTCACTTTGGATACTCAGATCTAACTTGGCCTTAGGTGTCTCTTTAATGATGTGCTTGTATGTATCCAAAGCAGACATGTGCGTGGTATTTTTGATTTGTCCCAATGTAGAGGCTTCTTGCCTCATATACCACTCTTCAAAATCAATGAGTGAGGGTATTACGGACCTATCAAAGGACCCGGTTAATACTGTTGAAAAAAGTTTATCCACTACCTTCACTGCCACTGCTTCATTATCCATCACCGACATTAATTCTGGGGCATTAAAATTTCTTTTAATCATGGCAAGCACATTTTCAGTAAGCCCCGGTTTTCTTTTAAATTCCATGGCCGTCCTAAGTTTAGGTAAAACGCTTGGCGTATTTGGTACGACCACGTTTGACTTGGAAATATCTAAAGAACAATTCTCTATACCTACACTCAAATCACTAGTGTGTACAATGAAATTATCATTATTTATATTCACAGTACTATTACCGGGCAAATACTTATCATAAAACTCCTGCAATCCTAAGTAATTACCTAATTTCGGCGTTGGAATAAATTTATTGAAATTTATTTCCAAGCGCCGGAACTGTAATTGCTATTTCTTAAAACCCAAATCAGAAAAATTACGTAAAATCACATTACTAACTTGCTGCAAGGCTTCTATCCTAGCATATATAACATCTGCCTTGACAGTATAATAAACTAAGCTATTAGTATGCCTAGATAAAGCAACCGTTATATGTTCCGACCCATCTTCGATCAGTGGAATATTCTGGTATTGTAATCGGATTAATGCCACTGAATGGAAGGTCTCTCCTTGTACCTCATGAACGGTATTGGCTTTGAAACCTCTTTGTATTAATTCCAGTTTCTCATTTTGGGTAAAGGTTAAAACCTTATCCCTCACCAAATTAAAGTTGACTGGATTCATATAACCCTGGCCTGGCAGAAGGACACACTTCATACTGTTATAAACATTAGAAGTAGTTCTAATGGCCCTGTTATAAACCTGATTTAGAAAACTGGTCACATCCATTGGGCAACGCAATGTTATATTACGCTGTTCCACATTATTTACAACCAATTTAGCTAAATCTTGAGGTACGGTGAAATCTGCAACCCTATTGATAAATGGTATCTGCTTTGTATCTCCGAAAATCACCACCTCCTTGGCTTCTGAAAATTTTGCCAGATATGCTATTTCCCCAGGGTGTACCATGAGACCTTCATCTACCCACACTTTGTCGTGAGTAGAGTGGAATTTGTCTATTATGTAAGAATCTATAGTTCTCACATTCTTCTTTGTAGCCTGTTTACCCTGTTGGATGAATCTCACCCTCATGGCCTCAGTAGCAGCTTTTCCCGCACATAATACAAGATCTGTGTTCAAGTCTGCTCTTTCAATTATCTCCTTGGTTTTACCACAGCCAGGTACTCCATCGATCAGAGTATAGGAGCCAGAAGGCTCCCATATAGAATCGACCGAATTGGCCGATAAATAAGGGTACTTAAAATCCAGGATGGGCCAGAGAGTCTGGTCCGTCATGATCAAAGAATTGCCGGCTTTAAAACTGTCACCTCCAGGGTCGAGGTTGGAATTTTGAACCGAGCAACGTAGGATCCCAGAAGGGACGTTCGTCCCGTAGAGCATTTTGACATTG